CTGGAACATTAACTCGTGGTCAAGTCTATACCGCTGTAGTAGGAGCTGGAGGTGGAGGCGGTGGAGGCGGTGGAGGCGGTGCAAATGGAGGCGATTCTTCTTTAACAGGTTCTGGTATTTCTACTGTTTACTGTTATGGCGGTGGCGGTGCTGGCTCTGGTGGTAATGGCGGCGCTAATGGTGGTTCTGGTGGTGGCGCTTCTGGTTACCGTTTTGCGTATTTAAGTGGCGGAGCTGGGACACCCGGACAAGGATATGATGGCGGCGCAAACGGTGGGGCAGGCGGTCCATTAGGATTTGGTGGTGGCGGTGGTGGAGCTGGCGGCCCCGGAGAAGCTTCATACTATGGACATTTTGGTAACGGTGGCCCCGGAGTTTATAGTTCAATTACAGGTTCTTCTGTTTATTATGCTTACGGAGCTAATGGGTACGGTACAGTTCCTAGTGCAAATACAGGCGGAGGTGGTGGTGGTTTTAACCCCGGACCCGGAGCAAATGGTGCTGATGGTATTGTTATTTTACGCATCCCAACTCCTTATTACACAGGCAACGTAACAGGTTCGCCAACAGTAACAACTGACGGCAATTTTACAGTAATTAAATTTACTGGTAACGGTACATACACAGCATGATGAAGATTCTCAACGACCTTCTTACTGGAAAAGATAACAAGACACACGATATTGCTCGTTGGTCTTGGATGGTCACGACGCTTACAGTAATGGCAGGTGCTGCTTGGGATGCCGTACACGCAGGCACTATACAACTTAAAGACTTTGCAGAATCGGTTGGAATCATAGCGGGTGCTCATGGCGCTACTATTATGATGAAGAAAGACGCAGAGCCAAACGAGGAACAAAAATGATTTACTTAATCTACATTTTGCTGGTACCGATTTCTTTATTGGTAACTTTGATAGCCGTTATTCTTGCGCCTTTCTTACCATTACTTCGTTCCAACATTTACGGTTGGTGCGATAACCACAGCTATCAAGATTTTGGTCCACGGCTTAGCGGATTATTTTCAGTATTCCAAACACCTGATAATGACTTGTATGGCGACGCCACATTTCAAAAGATTAACGGCAAAAGCTATTGGTCTATGGTTAAATGGCTCTGGCGTAATCCAGCGTATTCTTTTGGTTTGCGCTATTTAACTTCACCATATTTCACCAGTTTTTCTGGGGATAAAACAATTAAGGATAATGACAATGCGAAAGCTGGGTGGTGTTTGGTTCACGCCAATGGACTGTTTCAATTCACTTCTGTTACCCCTATTGGTTTTAGCCGCTGTATTTATGTTAATTTGGGTTGGAATATTAGGGCTCTTGTCGATGACAATGTTTCGCCCAAGCCGGACCCGTACCAATCTACCTTTGTTTTTTCACCAAGAATAAGCGGGTTTAGATAATGTGGGGCTTTGTAAATGAGTACCTTAATTACATCAAAGCTATCGGTATTGGCATTGCTGTTTGCTGCATTTTTTATGCTGGGTTTCATTTGGGTAATAATAGATATTTGGAATACAAAGCAAGCGTTGAAGCTACCGCCAAAGCGCAAGAGGAAAAAAACAAATCAGTAGAAGCGCAGCATGCGCTAGTTAATAAAGGAATACAAGATGCTTATGAAGCTAAGCTTGCTGCTCTGCGTAATTATTATGGCAGGATGCAGCTCAACCCCAGTGGCAGTTCAGTGTCCGGCATTTCCCCAACCCCCAAAGGAACTGATGCAGAAACCGCCTACCCAACACTTGCTGGACAATGCGCTGCAACAACAGCCCAACTAACGTCACTCCAAGACTGGGTTAATCAGCAGATAGGTATTAAATGAGTCCTAACTTAAAAGCTTTCCTAGATATGATTGCGGTGTCAGAAGGCACTAAAGGAAAAGGCAATGACGGGTATAACGTGATTGTTGGCGGGGATTTGTTTACCCTTTATAATGATCATCCAAGAAAGCTTGTTTGGCTAAAACCCGGTCTTGCCTCTACAGCAGCTGGACGCTATCAACTTCTTGCACGGTATTGGGACGTATATAAAAAGCAGTTAGGGCTACAAGACTTTTCTCCTGCTTCACAAGATGCGGTTGCGATTCAACAAATTAAAGAACGCAAAGCACTAGATGATATTGAGAAAGGTTACATTAATGTGGCTATCGACAAATGCAAAAACATTTGGGCATCACTCCCCGGAGCTGGTTACGGGCAACACGAAAACAGCGTAGATAAACTAATAGCAGCCTACAAAGCTGCTGGTGGCGTAGTTGCTTAAGGATAAAAAATGCCATTACAGAAATTACAATTTAGACCCGGTATTAACCGTGAAGGTACAACGCTAGCTAACGAAGGCGGTTGGTACGCAGGTGATAAGATTCGTTTCCGTTCTGGTCAAGTAGAAAAAATTGGCGGCTGGGTATTGGATACTGGCACGGTTTCTACCGGCGGTAATATGTGGGGTGTTGCGCGTTCTTTATGGAACTGGATTGGTCTTAATGGCTACAACTACATGGGTATCGGAACAAACCAAAAGTTCTATATCCAGAACGGTACCGGAGGCTTTGAATACGATGTTACCCCTATACGCTACACTGCACCTGCTGGGAATACTACTTTTGCTGCTACTAACGGCTCGTCTGTAATTACCGTAACAGATATTGGACACGGTGCTCAGAACGGTGACTGGGTTACTTTTAGTGGTGCTGTAAGTCTTGGCGGTAATGTTACTGCAGCTGTTTTAAATGCAGTTACCGGCTATCAGATTACATACATATCTTCTTCTCAGTTTTCTATTACTGTTCCTGTAGTTGCTAATTCAAGCGATTCAGGTAATGGTGGAGCATCTGTTGTAGCTACTTACCAAATTACAACAGGTAGTGATATTTACACAACCAACGTTGGTTGGGGTGCAGGCGGTTGGTCTGGTGTAACTACTGGCTATTCAAATACAGGTTGGGGTCAAGCAGCATCCGCCGGTCTCGGTATTGGTGTTCAGTTGCGTTTGTGGAGCCAATCTAACTTTGGCCAAAACTTATTGTTTAACCCCCGCGGTGGTCCTATCTATTACTGGGTTGTTGATGCCGCAAACTCTAACGTATATAACGTAGCGCAGGTTATTTCTAGTACAAATACAAATACTCAGAATGGTACACAGTGGTGGTACGGAGATATTGATACCCCGCTGATGGCTAACTTTATTTTGGTATCTGATGCTAGCCGCTTTACTATGGCGTTTGGTACTAATGATTACGGTTCTACTGTGCAGAATCCGATGTTGATTCGCTGGTCAGATCAAGAAAGCGTTTTGACTTGGACCCCATCTGTAACAAACCAAGCCGGTAGTTATTTATTAAGTCACGGTTCTTCTATTATTACTGCGTTGCAGTCTCGTCAGGAAATTCTAATTTGGACTGATGCAGCGTTGTATTCTATGCAGTATTTGGGCGCTCCTTATGTTTGGGGTTTCCAGTTACTTGCTGACAATATTTCTATTATTTCTCCTAACTCAGCTTGCACAGTAAACAACGTAACATACTGGATGGGGCAGGATAAATTCTATATGTACTCTGGTCGGGTTGAAACCTTACCATGTACTTTGCGTGAGTATGTATTCCAAGACATTAACATGACTCAGTCATACCAGTTCTTTGCCGGTACAAACGAAGGTTTTAACGAAGTTTGGTTTTATTACTGCTCCGCTAGTTCAAGCATTATTGATAGGTATGTAATCTACAACCATCTCGAAAGAATTTGGTACTACGGAACATTAACTCGTACTGCTTGGTTAGATAGCGCTTTGCGCGCCACACCTACAGCGGCAAACTATGTGTATGGAAGCACTAAACAATCTACCTTAATCTATCACGAAAACGGTGTTGATAACGGCGAAACAAATCCTCCGTCGGCTATTGATTCCTACATTCAGTCTTCTGATTTTGATATTGGCGACGGGCACAACTTTGGGTTTGTGTGGCGTATTATTCCTGACGTTTCTTTTAACGGTTCTTATAATGCGAACCCAACGCTAAACTTTACTGTGCTACCACGGCAAAACCCGGGCGCTCCGTACGGACAGGATGATAACCCAGCAGTTGTAAGTACACAAAGTTACCAGAACCAACGTACGTACGAGGTGCAGCAGTTTAGTCAGTATGCGTACGTGCGTATGCGTGGTCGTCAAATGGCGTTCAAGATAGAGTCAAACCAAAAGGGAACTAATTGGCAGCTGGGTGTTCCACGTCTTGATGTTCGCCCAGACGGAAGAAGATAATGGCTACTCCAAAGCAAGTCACCTCAATCCAACAACCGATAGCTCCACGGCTACCTGTTGCGCCTATTGAGTATGACCAACGCTTTATGGAAGAGTTTCTTCGTATATTGCGGCTTTATTTTAACCAGCTAGATAACGTCAACCAAGGTGTTTTAGGTCAGACTGGCGGAGCATACCTACATACTATTTACGGCGCATATCAAAGCAACGTAGATCAACATATTGCAGCAGCCAATACACCACAAGTAGTTACTTTTAACACCACGCAATACTCTAATGGCGCCACTTTATCTAGCGGAACGCAGACTGGCGTTCAACAAAACGGGTTGTATCTTTACAACTATGCCCTTCAGTTAGCTAATACTGATACAAGCATTCACAACGTACAAATTTGGTTGCGTCAAAATGGGGTAGACATTCCAAATACAGGAAGCAAGGTAGACGTACAAGAACATCATGGTTCGGTAGATGGGTATTTAAATGCTACTGGGGCTTTCTTTGTAAAAATGCAAGCTGGAGATTATTTGGAGCTTGTTGTGGCAGCAGATTCAACCTCAGTGTACATGGAGAATTATGCCGCTCAAGTATCTCCATATGTGCGTCCAGCTATACCTTCTGTGGCAATTACGTTATCATTTGTTTCTTCAACCCAAGGCTAATCCATGACCGCAGCGTTATTAGACCCCAAATTTAAAAGCAACGTAAAGACCGTAACGGTCGGGCTAAAAGACCTTATTGCTGCAGGCGCCTTAAAATCAGCTGAAGATACACTAAAACTAACCCACCATTTCACCAGCATTAATGAAAAATATGGCTGCGGACTGTATGCTAGGGAGCTTTTTATCCCCAAAGGCTCTGTAATTATTGGTAAAATACACAAACAACATCACTTGAATATTGTGTTAAAAGGAAAGATTTCGGTCGTAACTGAAACCGGCAAAAAGTACTTTGAAGCCCCTTGTATATTTGATGCTCCTCCCGGGGGTCAAAAAGTGGGTTATGCCGAAGAAGATACGATATGGGTAAATGTGCATTTAACAGAGCATTTAGGCGAAGATAAACTAGACGCGATTGAGGCTGAAGTTATTGCCCCTTCGTATGAAGCGTTAGAAGACCAAGCGCAGATGACGCTGGAACTGGAATAGGGAGCAAAATATGGCATGGGTAGACGTAGGCATAGCGGCGGTTGAATTAGCGCCTGAAGTCGTAGGTGGGGCTGAAGCAGCTACAGCTGGTGCTGGCGCTATGGGCGCTTTTGATTTAGGCGCCTATGGTCTTGGCGCTGATGCAGGCATGGGCTTTACTGGAGATTTGTTCTCTTTAACCGGCGCAGGCGATACTTTAGGCGGCATGCTAGGTTTAGGCGGAGACGGCACTCTTGGAAGTATGGGTGGGTCTTTTGCAGGCCAGTCAGCATTTACCCTACCTCAAATGGGAGCCGATGTTGTTGCTGGCGGAGCTGGTGCTGGCGGAGCCGGTGTTAATGCAGCACAAGTAGCTGCAGCTGAAAACGTAGCTACAGGTGCAGGAGCAGGTGGTTCTTCAGTAGCTTCTGCAGCACCAGCGGTTTCAGCGGCCCCATCAACAGGCGGATTAACAGCAGAACAAATGGCTGCGGGTTCGGGTAATCCCTATACTAGCGGTCTAGCTACAAATCAAATTGGTTCAGCCGAAGCAGCTGATGCTGCAGGCTATGGCGGTTCTACAAACGGCGCGGCTAATCAAGTAGCAGGCACAGCCCCATATACAGCAACTCCTACAGGCGGCGGTATTGGTGATACTGTTTCTAGCATTGGTAAATGGATTGGGGATAACCCCGGTAAGACCGCTGCTGGCTTAATGTTACTAAGCTCCATGATGCCACAAAACAGAGGTGTGCAACCTTCTGTTCAAACGCAAGGCTCTAACCCACTAGGCTTAAAGTCTTTGCCATCTAATTTCCACGGACAGTTCCCAGCGCAACCTACTCCATATCAAGCTCAATACACTAACTACTACAAACCACGCGGTTACGCTGGTGGTGGTCAGATAACTTTGAATGATGGTACGCAGTTTGGTTTACCCCCCGGCGGTCCAGTAGAACAGATGTCTAGAGATAATGCGTTAGGACAAAACCAAATGTTCCCGCAATCTCAGTTACAGACAAACGCTTTTTCAGCACCTACAAACACACCTATGGGCAGCAACATGATTGCGGCTGCTGGTGATACAAACGTTGATCCTTATACTGGGTCAGAGAAATTTGCGGGTGGCGGTTTAGCGGAACTACAAGCACAGACAGCACAAAATAACGCAGCGTTACAATCCCAAGCAGCTCAACAAAATCAGTTGCTCCAAGACGCTTTTAGTAGCTTGCAACAAAGCAGCCCTAACTACAACAACCAAAATCAGGCTTTAGGACCCGGAAGTACTGGCGGACAACCTGCTTACACTATTCCATTAACTCCACAAGCAGTTCTTCCATTTATTGCTGCTCCTGCAGCTCCTGCTGCTGCACCCGGTACTCCTGCTGCTGTTGTAAGTAGTGGTGGTGACGGCGGAGGTGGTGGCGATGGTGGTGGCGGTATGGGCGCGGCTGGTGGTGTTGGTGAAGGCTCTGGCCCCGGCGCTGGCTTTGGTGGTGTTGGCTCTGCTTCAGCTTCTGCTGATGGTGCCGCAGACGGTGAAGGCGATGGTTCTGGAGACGGTTCTGGAGATGGCTCTGGCGGTGCTGGTGATGGTGGAGGTTCAGGTGGCGGCGGTGGAGGCTCCGGTGATGGTGGCGGAGGTGGTGACGGTGGCGGTGACGGTGGAAGTTCTGGCGGCTACATATACGGCGACCATATTACACACGCTCCAAACTTTGAACCAAAACGTATGGCACCCGGCGGTATTGCTAGGTTAGTTAAACCAAAGCACACTAATGCGGCAGCTATGGCAGCAATGCCAGACAATCAAGCGGCTGTTGCTGGTTTTGATAACGCTCGTTATAACGCTCAAATGCCTACAGGTGCTTCAGCTGGTTTATCTCCAACAATGCAGTTAGGGCAGTTAAATATGGCCGCTGGCGGTATTGCTTCTTTAGGCGGTTACGCTGCTGGTGGAAACCCTCATTTGCTAAAAGGCCCCGGTGATGGAATGTCCGATAATATCCCGGCTACGATTGCTGGTAAGCAACCTGCCCGTTTGGCTGATGGCGAGTTTGTGGTACCTGCTGATGTTGTTTCTCATTTGGGTAATGGTTCTACTGATGCAGGCGCTAAAGTTCTTTACGATATGATGGCTAAGATTCGCAAAGCCCGTACAGGAAGACAGGCTCAAGGTAAACAAATTAATCCTAAGAAGTTTTTGCCAAAATGATTGAAGTTTCTATTGTTCCTGTAGAGCATCTCGACGCTTATTGGGGCAAGCTACTTCCTTTTATTGAGAAAGCCGCTGAGTACACCTATGGTAGATATTCAGTAGATAACTTGTACGATATGGTTAAAGAAGGCGACCATCAGTTATGGGTTGCTTTTGAAGGCGCTGAATTTAAGGGAACTGTATTAACCAACATAATGACTTATCCAAAGCGCAGGGTATTATGTATGGGTTTTTGTGGTGGCGAAGAACTTAGCGTTTGGAAAGAACCAATGCTAGCTTTGTTACGGCGCTTTGCTAAAGATATGGGTTGTGATGCCATTGAGGCATTTGGTCGCCCGGGCTGGGCTAAAATATTTAAAAACGATGGTTATCAAGCTAAGTGGGTAACTTTCGAGTTACCAATTTAAAGGAGTAGGTTATGGGTGGATTATTCGGCGGTGGAGGCGGAGGCGGTGGAGGTTCTCAGCCAACCTCAACAACAGTAAATAATGGTACGCTGCCAGCGTATCTACAGCCGTATGTTCAGAACATGCTCAATGCCACTCAGGCACAAATCTATGGTACTGATGCTAACGGCAATTTAAATTCCACATTTCAACCATACACACCATACAGTAACAATCCACAAGACTATGTAGCTGGTGCGTCGCCTATGATGCAGCAGTCGTATAACACGGCGGCTAATTTACAAACCCCTCAACAGTACGGCGCTGCTTCTGATCTAGCTACTACGTCTGGTTTAGGTGCGCTTAATACAACGCAAACTGCTGGTATCTACGGCAACATGGGTTCTCAATACGGTGGTGCTGCTGCTAGTTTAGCCCCACAAGCACAACAATACGGTCAAAACGCTGCTGATATTGGTGCTGGTGGTATGGGTTATGGCGCAATGGGTGCTCAAGCTGGTCAAAATGCTGCTGCTATCGGAACTATGGGCGGCATGCGTTACGGTCAACAAGGTGCACAAGCAGGTCAACAAGCAGCTAATATTGGTATGGCTGGTGGTTTAGGCTATGGAGCACAAGGTGCGCAAGCAGGACAAGCTGGCGCCGGTTACGGTGCTATTGGCGCAGAACAAGGTTTAAGCTACGGACAGAATGCTCAAAATGCTGGAGCTGTTCAGTCTTATATGAACCCATACTTGCAGTCTACTTTAGCTCCAGCTCTACAATTACAAGCGCAACAGTTTGGCATGCAAAATGCACAGAACCAATCTCAGGCTACTCAACAAGGTGCCTTTGGTGGTGGACGTTCTGCTGTTATGCAGGGTTTAAATCAACAGAACCAAGCGCTTGCGCAGAATCAATTAGTTAGCAACGCTTACAACCAAGCATACAACACAGCCAATCAAAACATGCAACAAGCTGCACAGCTTGGTATGCAAGGCGCACAAACAGGTATTCAAGGTCAACAAGCCGCTATGCAAGGCGCTGGTGTAGGTTTACAAGGTGTTGGTCAAGCATTAGCCGGACAGCAGGCTAATATTCAAGGAGCTCAAGCAGGGCTTCAAGGTGTTAACGCTGGTATCTCTGGACAAAATGCCGCTATGCAAGGTGCGCAAACAGGTTTGTCAGGACTTAACACAGCTATGCAAGGTCAACAAGCTGGTCTGGCTGGTTTAAACCAAGCCGGCAATTTGTTAGGTCAAGGCATGCAAGGCGCACAAGTTGGGCTGCAAGGTGTTGGCGCTCAGCAAGCAGGTTTTAGTCAAGCCGGTCAAGCAGGTACAAACTTGGCAAACATTGGCGGTCAACAACTTGGTGCTACAGAAAACATTGCGCAGTTGCAGAACACATTGGGTTCACAACAACAGCAGCAACAACAGAACATCATTAACCAAGCTGTTCAAAACTATGCTACTGCACAACAATATCCATACATGCAGTTGGGTATGTTGTCTAATATGATTCATGGTTTGCCTATGCAAGCTTCTACAACTCAACAGTACCAAGCATTGCCTACAACAGCGCAGCAGATGATGGGCGCAGGTCTTGGCGCATTGGGCGCATACAAAGCATTTGGCTCTTAAGGATTTAAAATGATACCTTCATTGACGCAGCAACAACCACAATCAAACGCTACTGGCGCAGGTATGTCTACGGACAACATGAAAGCCATGATGGAAAAAGCTAAGATGTTTAGCGATGGCGAACTTGCCGACATCTTGATGGGTAAGAGCATGGCTATTCCTCAGTTTGTGGCTATGACTGAAGCTATGGGTCGTAAGCAATTACGCACTGCCGTAGAAGGCCAAATGGCTGGACAACAAACACAGCAGCCCACAGTAAAAGATCAGTTGATGACTGACGAAGAACGTGCCGCACACCAAGAAGCTATGGCTGCTATGCCACAAGGCGAAGCAGCTCCATCACCAGCAGAAGCACAAGGATTAGCGTCGTTACCAGCCCCTAACATGCAAGAGAAAGCTATGGCAGCCGGCGGTATTATTGCGTTTAGTGGTGAAGATGAAAGCCTTGTTAAAGAGCCATTAACTGCTGAACAGATGCAACAAATTATGAGCTATGGCAGTTTGCGTAAGTCTCCGGAAGATGTAGCAAAAGCGCAGGCAGAACAAAGCAGCTTCTTTATGAGCCCACGTACTCGTGCGGCTATGGCTGCGCCAGCTCCAGCAGCGCAACCTATTCCAACTGACCAAGCGCAACAGCAAGATATGCAAGGCAGCTCGCAACCCCCAGCAGCACCAGCAGCACCAGCAGCTCCTGTAACTAAACCTACAGGCATTCAACAAGTAGCAAACCCAGCAGACGTAGCGGCTATTCAAAAACGTATAGACCCATCATTAGCTAAGAAGGTTGCTGAAGAAAATCCTACTACGCCTCCTAAAGCCCCACGTCCTGACCCATTTGCAGGTATGGAACAAAGCCAAGAAGCGCTTGATAAGAAAGTCCAAAGTGAAAGAGACTTTGGTATTGGACAGTACATTATGCAACTTGGCGCTTCTATGATGAGCGTACCAAACGTAGGTAGAGCTTTTGCTGATGCTAATGAAAAGGGCATGCCCGGACTTGTTGCTAGTCGTAAAGCAATTAATGAACTTGAAAAGAATCAACGTGACTACAACTTCCAGCTTGGTAAAGCTAAAGAAGCTCGTGAACAAGGCAACGAAGAACTGGCGCTCAAACACGAAGAATTGGCTCAGAAAGTTATCTACCAGTCTGGTGTATTGGCTGTTGAAAACCGTAAGGCTGGGGCTGAAGAACTTCGTGCTGGCGCTTATGCAAATCAGATTGGTTCTAAGGCTGACATTAAGAAAGAGAAGCTAGACGAAGCTATTGGTCGTGGCGCAGTTGAAATGCACAATAAGAACATGGCTGACTTCACCTTCGCTAGAAACTTTGGTAAAATGAGTCCAGACCAGAAACAAGCGTATTTTTCTGATTTACGTCAACAAGCCGCCGGTTTGTATGGCAAGCAAGAAAACGTTGGTGGTACTGGATACTCGATGTCAGACATAGATGCTGCCATCGCCCGCAAGGAAAAGAAGTCTTAAACAATACAATTTAGAAAGCTTTACTGATGGACTTAGATAGACTGTCGCTTGACGACCTAAAGGCGCTTCGCAGCAACAACCTAGACGGTATGTCTCTTGAAGGGTTGAACTATCTAAAAACACAGCAAAAGGCTTCTGTTCCTGCAAGAGAAGAACCCAAAGAAGACACAGGCGCTACAGGCGCCTTTAAGTCTAGCCTAGAAAGTATCAAGGGCGAACTCGGAGCATTGGCTGGCAAAACTGGTTTAATGGACCAAGCCGAAGCTGAGAAATACTATAAAGAACAAAAAGAAAAAGCTGCTGCATTAGCGCCTACAGAAAAAAGCTGGACTGAATCTCCTTTCCAAAAGCTTAAAGAAACAGCTGCTGGGTCTGTTCCTTATATGGCTGCCCCTCTTATTGCCGGTGGTGCTGCTGCATTGGGTGGTGCTCCTGCTTTGGTTGGCGCAGGTGCTGCTGGTATTGCTTCAGGTTTACAGTTTACTGGTTCTAACCTTGGTCGTCAGATGGAGGAAGGCAAGTCTTTAGAAGAAGCTAGTTTAGGCAAAGCTGCTGCAGCCGCAATTCCACAAGCTGCATTAGACGTAGTAGGGTTTAAATACATTCCGGGTGTACAAAAGATTTTTTCTTCTATAGGCAGAGAGCTTACAGAACAAGAAGCTTTAAACATTATTAAGGCTGGTACGCTAAAGACAGCAGGACAGTATATTGCTGGCGGTGCAAAGATCGGTGGTATTGAAGGCGCTACAGAAGCAGGTCAACAGTTCTTCGAGCGTTTACAGGCTGGTTTAAATTTAAATGATGAACAAGCACGTAAAGAATACTTAGACAACTTTATTGGTGGCGCTGCATTAGGTGTAGTGGCTTCTCCATTTGGTGTTCATGGTACTCGTGCAGATGCACAAAAAGTTGTTCAAGAGGCGCAAGCAAAACGAGATGTAGAAGCTCAAAAAGTAGCGCAAGAACAAGAAGCACAACAAGAATTTCAAAAACAACAGGCTGAAACAGGACAGGTTACAGGTGAAGCTGTACCCGCCGCTGAACAAGTATCTCCACTCCCTAATGCCCCAAGCACACTAACTGCAGCTGAGCGTTTACAGCAAGAAGAAGATGCGGCTAAACAACAGCAAGAGCAAACTGCTTCTGCTTTGCGTCAACATCAAGTACTAAAGAACGAAGTAGATACACTGCAAGAGCAAGTTGCTAAAGCCGCTGAGCAAGGCAACGTAGATGCTATCACCACATTAAGCCCACGCTTGCAGCAAATGCAGGCTGCCTACAAGACAAGCCAAGAAGCCATTAAGAAGATTAGCCCAGTTGAGCAATCGCCTGACGTACAGATGGCTGAGCTTCGTGGCAAGCTAAAACAAAAGATTGGCCAGCTACAAAAAGCTGGTGGTGTTACAGGCGACTTTGAAAAGATTAACAAAGTAGCTACAGAGATTAAAGGTATTCAGACAAAGATTGATGACTTGTCTAAAGCTGGCACGCAGTTTGAGTTGTTTGAACCAGCCAAGATGGAGGCAGAGGCCAATCAGGCTAAGCAGCAACAAGCCGCCCAACGTCAGCAAGAACAACAAGATTTGTTTGCACAACTACCTCAAAAAGAAGCCCCCGGCCCATTAGATAAATACCAAGAAGGTTTGCGTGAGCTAGAAGAAGCCCATGCAGCCGGTGCTGATGAGCGTGCAGTTAACGACATTGTTGAGAAGATTCGCCACGCACAGATTGAAAAAGGCTTAAAGAGCGCTGCCCCAGCCGAAGAAGCTAACGCTCGAGTAGAAAGAGTTAAGCGTGCTATTGCTGAAGAACAACGCAACTATGCTAATGCTACAACTGAAGAAGAAAAAGCTACAGCTATTGCTAGTATGGGCGCATTACAAAAGCGTTTGGCAGAAGCTCAAACAGATAAAGCTAAACCACAACCCGAACGTGAGCAAGCAACTGCTAAGGCAGACCAAGCCACTGCCCATGATACTTTGCTAGATGCTGTTGATGATCTAAAAGCAGGTCGTTATTTAGCCGGTGCCGACCCAAGAACCGCATCATCGTTACGTTCCGGTATTGAAGCTAAGGCTAGAGATGCTACGGCTGGCTATATTGAAGCAGCAACACGTGAAGTTAATGCAGTTCGTGCTGCCAATAAACAATCAGAACTAAGCACAGACGAAGCGCTTAAACTTGCCTTTGATTTAAAAGATACGCTTGATAAAGTTGTTGCCAATAAAAATGTTGGTGTACTAAGGGTTGCCCCTAACCAAGAAGTTAGCTATCTAGAAAAACAAATTGATGGCATTAAAAACAAATATACACAAGGTGCTGCTAGAAACTTAACTAGAGTACAGCCTTTCTTTACATCACAAGAACGTGATGCAACGCAGATGCTCAAAGCAGAGAAAGCTAAGAAGAACCCTAACCTACAAAAGATTCGCCAGCTTGAAAAAGAAGTTGCGGCTGGTAAACGTGAAGATGAGCGTATTGCCGCTGAGAAAGAAAAAGCAGAACTTAAAGAACCTGAAGGCGTAAACCCAGACCAATATAGTTTGTTTGGCGAAAAACAATTAGAGCCTATCGCTGCTGTTCGTGCTACCCATAAGAACTTCATGCGTTTTGTGGATACTCAGGCAGCTAAGTTTAAAGAAGCTCAAGGTAAAGCGGAAGAAAAACTAGCGCAGATTAAAGAGAAAGCTGATGCAGCTTTTGAAAAGCAACGTGCTATTGAGGCACGTAGCCCAGTACTAGACAAAGAGTTTATGAGTCAGGTGCAAGCGCAGCGTCAGTTTGTTTTCGATGTTATTAACGCTGACAAATTAGTTACAGAGCTTCGTGGTATGGCTGAACGTATTTGGCAGGATAAAGCTCACCCAGAACGCTTAGCTCAAATTGACGCGCTACACGCAGAAGCTAACAAAATTGTAGAAGCTAATATCCAAACAGAGAAAGCTATCCTACAAAGCATGGAACGTAGACTCGCTAAGATGGAAGCCCCATCTAAAGCTGCCCTACAAAACAAAGCCTATGCCGATAAAGCTAGAGCTATCGTAGCGCAAATGGAAGGCGACCTAAAGAAATTAAGTGAGCGCCAAACTGCTGAGAAACGTAAAGCCGAGACATTAGCTGCTGAGCGTTTAGCCGCATTACCAAGTAAGCGCCTTAAGACTGTTGTTACTGAGCGTGCCAAGTTTGGCAGAGAAGCTCCGACTGTTGCTAGGGTTATTACTGAGAAGCCAGCTAAGACAGCCGCACAAAAAGCGGAAGAAGGCAGAGCCAAAGCTCGTGAAGCTGCAGAAGAACAAGCATCCCTTAAACGTGCACAGAAAGAACGTGCTGGTACAAGTCTTACACAAGATAAAGATATTAGAGACGTTGTTCAACGTCAAGCTATGCGTACAGCCGAAGTATTGGGCAATCGCCCAGCAAAACTGGCCCCTAAAGCTAAGCCAAGCGCAGCGGAAAAAGCTACCGCTAAAGCTAATGAAAAGACGGCTAAGCAGATTGCAGATGCAAGGCGTTCTGAAAAAGAATACGCTGGTGAGGCTAATGTAGGTTTTGAAGACTACATGGAAATATCCGAAGGTTTAAAACATGGCTTTAGTGCACGTGAAGAATCCGCTCATGGCGGTGAAGGTCTAAGCCACGCAGAAGTTCAGAAAGTTGTTGACGGTGTTAAGTTACCGGAAGGCTTGAAGCTTACTGTGATGGAGAAGTTGCCTGAGCCAATTAAAGCCTACATTCGTGAGCGTGGCTATAACCCTGATACTATTCGTGGTTTCGTTACTGCTAATGGCAAAGTTGTAGTTGTAGCCAATAACCACGCAGACCTTAAAGATGTTGAAAAGACCATTGCCCACGAAGTTACAGGTCACTTAGGGGTTGAGGGTATTCTAGGCAAAGAAGGCATGGCTGCATTTACCGCTAAAGTAATTAAGCAAGAAGGCGGTGTAATGGAGTTGGCACGCAAGTTAGGTGTTCAAGACGATGCCTATGGCGCTTACTTAGCTGCCTTACGTTCCGGCAAGACTAAAGAAGAAGCTCAAGCTGCAGCAGTATCAGAAATGATTGCGCACACAGCAGAAGCTCGCCCAACTAAAGAGTTTATTGGTAAGGCTAAAGAGTTTATTGAAGCCCTGATGGGTGCGTTGCGTGCAGGTTTACGCAAGATGGGTATTGATTTACGCATTAACACCAACGACGTTTACAAGCTATTGCGTGATGCTCGTGAAGACTTTAAGGTTTCTCCCGGCGCTAGCGTAGAGGCTAATGGTGAAGTTAAGTTCCGTAGCCAGCCTAAGTACAACAGTAAGTTTGCTGATTTGGGGGCTGACGTTTCTAAAGTTGTTGCTAAGAATCAAACCACTAAGGACAAGATTAAAGCAGCCGCTAGTGGCATGAAAGTACCTAGCGATATTATGAAGCCTACAGGTATATTGTCCGAGAAAAACCGCCTAGCTTTCCGTACACGTTACATTGACCGCTTTGCTCCTGTAGAGAAGGTAGCTAACAAATTAGCGGAGAAGTTTAAAGATTCGCTAGTTGGCACACAGTTAATGTACTACCTCCGTATGCACGACCAAAACCTTAACTGGACTGCTCAGATTGCTTCGGGTGGCCCTATTGATTTAGTGGAAAGAAAACGTGCTGATGGTAAGAAAGAAACCATCCTAGAATCCCAAGACGGCGCTAGTTTGTTAAAGGTTTCCCAAGCACTTAAGAAAGCTGACGTTGGTGATGCCGATGCTGCCAATCAATTGTTTACATTCTACTTAGCGGCTAAACGTGCTCAGCGTGTTGGTTTGGATACATTGAACTTTGACAAATCAGTTACACAGCCAATGCTGGATAGAGTCGTAAACCGCATTAACTCTGACCCACAAACCAAAGCAGCTTTTGAAGAAGCCGCTAAAATCTACAACGATTACAACAAAGGTTTGGTTGACTTTGCCGTTAAGACAGGTCGCCTCTCTAAAGAAGTTGGCGCTAAGTTACTAGAAGCTAAAGACTATGTGCCGTTCTATCGTGTGCGCCCTGATGGTTCAGTGATGCTAGATATTGGCGGAGCTACAACAGTTAACATAGGTAATATTACAGATCAGCCTTACCTACATGAGTTAGTCGGCGGCGATACCGCTATCCTTGATGTCTTTACTAGCTCTTTGCAAAACACACGCATGCTAACAGATATGGCATTGCGTAACCTAGCTACTCGTAACGTAGCGTTTAGTTTGAGAGAACTAGGCTTGTTACAGAAGAAGAAAGGCAGAGATGGAAAAGAATTTGGCTCCGGTATCTATGAAGGCAAAGGTCCTGCTAACGATTCTACTATTCGCTTTATGTTGGATGGCAAAGATCACTATGCAGTGGTGGATACTGACAGTATTGGTATTCCCGCAGACTTACTTGTAAAAGGTATGGATGGCGTACAGGTTTCAGTTCCTAATCTAGTTAAGATGGCTGGTATCCCAGCACGTATGCTCCGCAGCTTTATTACAAGGAACCCAGCTTACGCTGTCCGTCAAATCTCTCGTGACTCTTTATCAAACGCATTTACTACTGGCGCTGATTCGATTCCTATTATTGATAACATGAAGCAGTTAGGCTCTATGCTACGTGGGGTTAATGAGGGTGAGTTGTTATTGAAGAAGCGTGGTATTTTGGGCGGTCAAGTTATTGGTGGCGCTTCAGATTCTATGCAAAAAGCTATGCTGCAAGTTATAGACGGCAAACCCGGCTGGAGCAAAGCGATGGCTTATCTAGACCACGTAGCTATGATGGGCGATGCTTCTTCTCGTGTAACTTCTTACAACAGCTTTATCAAACAAGGTTTGTCCGATATGGAAGCTACCTTGGCCTCTTTGGAAGCTATGAACTTTAGTAAGCGTGGTACATCCCCAAGCTTCTACTTGCTCAATCAAATGGTGCCGTTCTTGAACGCACAGATTCAAGGTCTTGATGTTCTTTATAAAGCTTTTGCTGGCAAGATGCCGTTTAGCGACAAGCTAAAGATTAAAGAGAAGTTGCTCAAACGTGGCGCTATGATGGCTGGTATGACAATGGCTTACACAGCGTTGATGTATGACGACGACTTGTACAAGAACGCTACCCCACAAGAAAGAATTGGTAATTGGTTTGTTAAGTTACCCGGTATGGATGAGGCTGTTCGTGTCCCTATTCCATTTGAAATCGGCGGTATCTTTAAGATGCTTCCTGAGATGGTTTACTCTACCGCTTTCAAAGATAAGAAACTTGGTGACGCTGCTAAAGAAATTGCCGAGTATTCAGTTAATCAGTTTGTTCCATCTGTAATGCCAACGGTTGCTAAACCATTTATAGAATTGCCTGCTAATTACTCATTCTTTACTGGCAAGCCAATAGAAGGCGCACGTTTACAGAAACTAGAACCCGGCATGCGTGCAAATGCTAACACCCCAGAAGTACTAAAAGCACTTGGTGAAGCTACTAACATTTCCCCAGTTAAGATGGAGTATTTGCTACGTACATTCACAGGTTCGCTACCGCTGGCTATGTTGACTTTGGCTAATCCTGTAACTGCTGCTGGTGAAGCTCCTGAGGGTCGTGGTTTATTAAGTAGCACAACTCCTGTTGTTGGCGCTTTCTTCCAGCCTAAAGATGCTACCGGTCTAATTGAGAAAGCTTATGAGCAAATGGGTGACGTTCAAAAAGCTCAAGCTACTTATAGAGATTTGGTTGATAACGACAGAGAAAAAGAAGCCGATGCGTTCTTGGATAAAGAAGCTGACTTGATTGGTATGGCACGATTTGCTGGACAGTTCAACAAAAAGATGGGAGAGTTGGCTAAGCAAGAACGTGAGATACGTTCCATGACTGGCATTAGCGGAGCTGAGAAGCGCCAATTACTAGATGAAATACGTCAAACCCGTATCGAGATGTCTAAAGAGTTCCTTAGCGCACGCGAGTAAAAAGCACGCCGATCTTACCTTGAACTACTCCGAACTCTGCTCGGGCTTGAACTTGGTGATATACGGCGGCTTTTAATCCTGCTTCTCTAGTTTCTTTTAGCTTTAACGAAGGAATAAAGAACGACCCCCGAGCAGGGGTCGTAAGCCAAGGGTAGTGCACTCTAATCTTCCTGCTCATCTTCTTCGTCTATACGGCGGCTAATCTGCATCACGTTGACTCGCATGCTTGGACCTTTGGTCTTAGATAGCATGTTTTTCTTTTCTATGTAGCTAACCTTAAAGCCTTTTAGCATCTCCATTTGCTTCTTAAATGTGGAGTAACCAAAGCTCATAGATACGCAATGCGAACGCAAAAGTTGTTCTTCAATATAGTAGTCAATCCATCCGGGGTTTACATTCCGGTCAACCCGCCCTGCAACTTGTGAGCGTGTAATAGATTGGTCAACAATACCGCCTTCTCCAAGCGTAGCCTCTAGCACACCATTGAAGTTTTTGACCACAATGAACTTGCCGTAGTTCTCACGTGTGTAGGCATTAAGCACATCTTCCGCAGATTTCCTAGCGCCGAATACTACCAAACGAGCTCTATCAACCATTCCACGAAGGACTTCAATGACAGGCTTAACAGGTATATCAATAAGATTGGAATACTTACTGCCAAGAAGAATGGTAACACTAACAACAGCAGCGTTTCCAGCACTCCAGTAGCGCTCATCATTCGTTGTACTGAACTCTTTCTTGAGCATCTCGTGTGTCTTCTTAAATACATCTTTAACAATCTCCTGATTCTGAACCATCCAAGATATGAGCATATCGCCCACAACTCCGTAGTTGGTTTTGAGTTGGTCTAGGATTATAGATTCTGTGTCATTCCATTCCAGCTTAACAGTTGGGCACTCCTCCAAAACACGAAGCATTTCAGCCTGAGAAGCGTGCTTACGCATACCGCCCAAGAAGTCAAACACGTGTGTATTAGAAGTTAGTAAGGCGGTGGATTTCCAGTTCAGTACGTTAAGGCGCTCTTTATTAGCGTTGCTTTCCATACGCTCCTTGCCTTTACCTTGTGATTGGTCTAGGAGGAATGTAGGAAGCCACTCAAAGTCGCCTCGGTTCTTAGCGGTAATCTCATCAGTTACTAATGGCAAGCTACCTAAGATGCCCTGACGTTGTTGCAAAGCTACCGCAGATGTTGCCTGACCCACACGATACATACCGGGTTGACCAAAGAAACTCTCAGCAATAGATAGCGCCAATGATTTACCTGTGCCTGAATCGCTAGAACCCAAGTGGTAAGTCATGCCGTTAAAACCTGAGAACTCCATAAGCAACGATGCAGGCCCAACTAAACCCATTGTCAGGATGTTCCAGATTTCCCGCTTAATAAAAAGGTTAACAACGTCTTTCCAACCATCAAGCGTTCCTGAGGGTTGTGTGTGCTGATTGACGTTTTCAAGTCCGGGTGTAGGAACAAATATTTTCTTTCCGGTTGGTGTATAGATATGACTGTTGTATACAAAGGTTTTATCCTCCTGCCATCCGCAGTTGTTTGGGACTTTAATTGCTTTCTTATTAGCACTAGCCTGTTCAACGCAAGCTCGCACATAATCAGATAGGTTCTTATCATTGCCAGCGCCAAACGCTGCAATGATGTTTTGGTTTGCCAAAGCTTTAACTGTTTCATCTTTACTCACTACCGCACGTTGTGGAAGCAGAATATCAATCGCTCCTTCGGGGCGGCAAGCAACCATGTGTACAATGTGGTCGCCGTTGCGGTTCAATATATCTACCACGAACATGTCGTATGGCAGTAGCATGATCTGCTTCCGCGTTTTGTTTCCTTGAGAATCTTCCTCGGTCTTATCAACATAGATACCGCCATTCTGACCATAGCTATACCCTCTAGGTGGTACTGGCTTAGTAACAGTCGGCGCTTGAACTTCCTCAGCTTCTTCCATCGCCATACGTTCCATGACGATTTCTTTTTCTGTGTTGTCAGTCTTAAGTTCTCTGCCCCATACTAACGGATTAGTAATCTTGCCAAAGTGCGGACAGCTTGTGCAAACTCCGGGGTTTACTTCATCTAGCTTCAAGCATGGGCTTGGGCCCTTAGTACTGTTCCACTTAGTTTGAATCCGGTCTGCGTCATACGGGTGCATAGCGCCGAGCTTGTTAGCCCACTCAAAACCATCATCACATTTCTTAGCCCAAGAGACTATGTTGAAGAACAAAGGCTCCATGCCATCATCAGCCGCATGCTTTTTGTAGTGCTCGAGCTGGGCGCACTGTTTTGTTTCGTCTATGTTTTTGAAGAAAGTGCTTGAATTTTCAAGAAGCTTGACACTGGTTGCCCCTGTTTCTTTAGGACGAGAGCCGGGGATTTGTAAAGTAAGCGCAGAAGTTTCTTCATACGTTACAGTCAAAAGGTCTTTAAGGATAGCATTGATTTTATCTAACTCAAATACGTTACCCTCGACTTTGATAGATACTGAACGTGGCTTGTCTTTCTTGTAGTTGTTGGTATCCGGCACACGCAATACTCTTGACGCATCGCCAGTTACACCGAAGTCTATATTGAAGCCCTTCTGCTTGCAGAGTCGTTTAAGATTCTCAGCAACAGGTTTCCAAACGGCAATGTCTACTTCTTCAGTAAGAGGCCAGTAAACGTGTAGCCCCCCACCGCTAGATAGAACGTATGGGGTTCCAAGGCTATCCAACGATGTTTCGGACAAAAAGCTACCCAATGCCGCCGCAGCCGCCTGTTTACTATCATAGTCTTTTCCATCACCACAATCAATATCTAAAAACAACGAGCGCATCTTGACAGCGTTCTTAGAAAGTCTACTAGATTCTCCAAATGACGCTAATGCAAAGTACGCATCTAAGCCTCGCTGACTAAAATCAACGGCGACTTTATATAGGCTGTCAATGTCATCGACAAAGACATGTTCTTTCTTGTCTGTGCTTAGTTCGCAGGCGCAATATTTACCCGAAGACGGAAGCACAGTCGCTAGGAATTCCTGCGACTTCATAGTAACCCCTTAAATTAGTTAACTCGTTTGTATAATCTATCTACAATCTCTTGCTGAAACGACTCCGGCATGCTAGTACCTAGCAATAAAAAGCGCTCAGCAAAGTTAACTAATTCCTTGTCGGTTAGTATGCGTGGGTTAATTGATGATGTTACTTGTTCTTGTTGCATTTTCTCATTGCCTCCTCTGCGGTACTGCTTGATTGTAGGATGGCCAGTAAATTCTCTACACTTCTGCGGTATGCTGGCGATACTTCTGAACCACCAAACCAGTTATAAATAGACTGACGTGTTGCTCCGGTGTACTCGGATATTTTTATTACTGGGAAGTCTAGCTTAACAGCCCATCTTCCTAATAGGTTTCCCAAACTCTTGGGAGCCTTTGATGTTTCTGCGATTATCTTGTCTGAATACGGCATTTATTATTCTCGTTAGTTGAAGGTGGGGGGCAGTCTTTTTAGTCTGAAATCTCTGCGAGCCATAGAGCTGAATAGTGTCAGCCCCCCAAAACTATTACTCGTCGTCTGTTTCCCACTCGCCAATAACTTCAGCTAGTTTGCCAGCTTTCTTAGCTGGAACAGCGTTTGGTTTAGCGGCTGGTTTACGGACTTCGGGTTCATCAACTTCGTCGCTAGCCGCTTCTACTTTAGCGGTTGGCTTCTTACCTTCGAGAGCTAATGGCTCGTCTTTCTTCTTAGCAACACTCATGGTGATGGCTTGCTTAGCTTCGGCAGACTGACCTTTTTTAGCGCAGATTGCATACTCTTCATCGGACAACCAACGCATAGGTTGGAAGAACAACTTGGGTACTGCGGCTTTAGTATCGAAACGCATACGAGTAACAAGGGTCTCAGGGTTAATGCTTTGAGCCGCCAAGTAACGGGCATACGCTTGGAGTGGGCGCTTGTCACCATCCTCTTTACCGAAGATAGAAGTAGCCGCTAGGGTTAATTGCATAACGTCGCCTTCCATATCGTTAGCCAAAACAACTGCTAAGCGCTGGCTAAAGCGGCAAGCACGTGAATCACCAAGACCTGAGCCTTTGGCATTTTGTGGGCAGTTAGCGCATGATGGTGCTTGAGGTGTATCAATGCTTGCATCAGGTGTATCGCCGTCAGCAGACCAGCAAGTAGGTGCTGAGTTAGCGCCTTCCTCGTAAGTGCCAGCATAGTATGTACGGCTAATCTTTGGGGCAGCTTGAACAATAACTACGTCAAGGTGGCGGTCATCAATAGCCGCAACTTCTTTACCACCAGCGATCAAGCGGAACACACCGCCCTTAGTTGAGATACGTTTTTGTGAAACTCCTACACCACCAGCCAAACTCTTGGCTAATGAAGATAGTTCTGCGCTCTTAGCAAACGCTGGTAGTTTCGATGGGTTAAATGTTGTGAGTTCAGACATTTGTTACTTCTCCTTTTTTAAGAAATTCTAAGAATACTTTTGCTGTTTCTGCGATTGCTATTGGCGCTGTGTCAGGATTGCTTGCGTTAACTGCCGCACCCAAAGCTTGTACTCGCATTTGGATTTCAATCTGCACGTTGTTCTGCGCATCTTGATAGGCTTGTTGTTGTGCTTGTTTTAAAGCCGCATTTAAAACTGCTTGCGCTTCTTGTTCGGGTGTTGCTGGCTGAGCTTCGCTCATAGTTTCTCCTACTTAGTTGGTTTACGTACTGTTACTGCAAAATCTTGTAAAGAGTTTAACCCTGCTGGAACTAACCCCGGGTTTTCCTCTAGGAACAAGGCCATGTTCTTTTGCGATATACGCTTCTCGAACAAATCTAAGGCATCGTTATCTACAACAAATGTCTTGAAGGAATCCCAGTCATCTGTATAGTAGCGAGTCTTTTGCGACAAGATAATTGTGCCTTCATCAGTCTTAACTGAGTTCGTGCCGAGCGCTACCATTTGGTCTTTCATAGCGTTCTTCAATTCGTCTTGTTGCGCTTTGAGCTTTTCTACTTCACTTTCATATTCACGAGTTAGCTCTTGAACTCTTGAGTATATCTTGCGGTAAATCCTAGCTAGCTTATCTAGCGGTACTACTTCATTTTCATCAGACATTTGATTTCTCCTTTCAACGTCTATGTCAAATACTTTACACCAATAGGGGTGACAAATCAACCCAAACTAGGGTTTTCCTTACTGGTTTATTTCTTCTTTATACAAGCTTAACAGAATATCGTGTCCTCGTACCCGCTTTTCTAATTGGGCAAACATCTTCTTTTCTATCTCGCTACCTTGCAAGTGTATCACAGTCACTTTAGTGGAATCTTGTCCGATTCGGTCGGCTCGTGCAATACATTGTAGATACGTTTCTACTGACATAACAGGCCCATAGAACACCACAGTATCAGCCGCAGTAAGCGTTACACCATGAGATGCAGACTGAGGTTGGACTACTAGGATACGTGGCTCAGGGAGCGTTTGGAAGCGTTTAAAAATGTCAGTTCTTTTGGACACCGACACATCCCCATGAATCACTTCGGATGCCACATTGTGTTTCAGTAAGTGGTTATGGATAGTATCAATGCTATGCCTGAATGGGGCAAACACAATCACTTTCCTATTTGTTTCTTCTAGTACTTCCAGTAGTACCGACAAGCGTGGGGCACAATCAAACTCAACAACTTCATGCTCATCTGTGTATGCCGCACCAGCCGATACTTGTAGCAACTTTGATACACCAGCCGCCGCATTAACTGCGGTAATAGTTTCACCAGCCGCTTGCATAACCATCTTGTCTTTCAGTAAGCGGTAGTATTTGGTCTGCTGTGGGGTAAGGGGTATCTCACGTGTTTCTGTAAGTACTGGCGGTAAGTCGGTACATTCTTCTTTGGTGAACCTAATCGCAGGTTGTAATGCGTCAAACACCGCTTCAGCCGCCCCTTGTTTTGGAACCCATTTGAACTGGGTCAGCTTATTCATAACCTTATCTCGCCATGCAGTAGCAAACTTAGGTACTCCGCTAGGGTTCACCAGCTTAGCCAAACCATAGGCATCCACAGGCGATTGAGAAGCTGGTGTGCCTGTCATCATCCATAGAAGGGTATGTGGGGTTAGGATTTTATTTAAGGACTTCCAGCGCCTTGTAGATGGGTTCTTGTAGGCATTGGCTTCATCCACAATAACTAGGTCAAACTTGCCATTAGCTACCACCTCATCAGCTACTAGGTTTAGTCCATCATAGTTAACTACTACAAACTCATAGTTACCTTGTACCATCTCAATACGTCGGGTGGCTTGGCTATGGTGGGCTACGATAACTGAGCGGTGAATAATACTCTTGCCTATGCCGTTCATCCAAGCGTCGTGCATGATTGATAGAGGGCATAGGATTAAACAACGACGAACTTTCCCTAACTTCATAAGGTAGTCAGCCGCCCATAATGCACTAAGGGTTTTCCCTGTACCGGGGTCGTTAAACACAAAGGCTCTTGGATGTAGCGTTAAGAACTCTGCGGTTTCAACTTGATGCTCGAACGGCTTATACATACCCGGCCAGCTATACTTAGCGCGGATGGGTGAAGGCACATTCTTAACACCTAGATTGCGGAGCACACGCACTTCGTCTAAGCCCCATTTCACAGCGACTTTAGATACTCCGTTCTGCTCACCTACGATAGCGTGTTTAGGAATGACTGCGTACTTCTCGGGGTTGCGGGTGGTAAACACCAGCGCTTTATTATCTACGATTTGCATTTGTATTGATCCATTTGTTTATCGTGTTCCACTAAGCCAGCCCAAAATAATCTGTTACCTATTTCCCAAGTTAGACTGTCTTGCTCCACTAGTTCGCTTGCGTTTATCCATCCATCACCGTACTTCATAATCCATAGATTTCTACAAGTCTCTATCGGCAAGTCTTTAGCTTCAGTTACGTATTCGTGCGCATCTACTTTTTTCTTAGGCATTAGCGGTGACCCCCACTTTCTATCTGTCCTATATTCAGAGCCATACTTTTTATTTTCTTCTTCAATAGCGTGACCAAAAATACTACGGGCATCAGTCCACCCTTCAGCGTAACGTTCATGCCGCATGATTTTTTAGTCTATATACCAGACCGCTATTCCCATCTGGGGCGGTGACAATTCTATGATGTTCGACTAACTCTTGATTAGATAAGCGTAGTAGTGCTGCTTTCCAAAAGTCGTCAGTAAACTCCTCGGCTGGAACCCATTCGTTACCATACTTAACTTGCCACATAGCCTCAACTACATGGAGTGGGGTATCAAAGGTGTTGTCATAGGGAGCAGTCAGCACCCTACCAAAGTCTTCGAATAAACTTTTTAGTAGTTCCATATTTTCCTTTCGTTGTTGCCAGTATTATTTTTTGTTGTCTGACATATTAGCTTTGGGAGATCGCAGTCTTAAGTTGCCGCTTGTTGATTTCCCACCTGACTTTAGGGGCTTCACGTGGTCTATGTGTTTGCCCTTGCGGTCGATACCTTCTTTGTCATACTTACGTCTTGCACGCTGGCGCTCGAGTTGGTCTTCGGTTTCACCAGTTGCTTTCTGTAACTTGTATGCGTGTTTGTAATCACGCTTGCCGTTTTTCTGTGTCATCTTTCTTTCCTTTTGACGAATTGCATGAGCGACATAAAATCTGATAAGTGGCTCTCTCTGCGTGGAAATGTTGCCATGCTTTTAAAACACTCGGGTCTTTAATGACCCACCCAATCCCACTATTATCGTTGGTTATTTCGATGTTGGGTTCGGTATCTATAAAACTTTTTGCAATCATTACAAATGGCACATAGCGGTGGTCGACTGTCAGGTCTTTAGTAGCCCCACAATGTACGCAAATCGGGGCCCATTGACGTATAAAATCGTTTAACTGATACTGAATAGCCGCCCGTAATGCTGGGGTTCTGTTATCTGTTTCCGCTACTGCCTTGCGCCATGACCAAACTTCGTAGTTAATCCCATCGTTTGATACCCCCAAGCAACGTGTTTCTTTGGGTGTGCGTGGGTTAATTACTTTTTTGTAATATGGGAAACTCCAGCCAGTAAGTAAGTTCATACTAACTACATCATCTTGCGCAAAGTCTACACCGATAGCATAACTATCTAGGATAGTACGGATTCTTTCTAGTCTTTTTACTTTACTCATATTAGTGATTAGGGTGAAATTCACAGGACTTAACCTGACACCATCCACATAGCGGAGTGCTTGTTGGATTCCATACATTGTTATGGTGGCTGGCTACCAGTTTTGCTACACGTTCTCTGTATAACTGCCAATGGAAATCTTTTTGGTCGGCTTCCATTTTGCTCTTAACCATGCTCCCCTTAACTACAAACAGTAGAGAAGAATTAACTTGGCGAATGTGTGGGAAGTGTGCGAACACCATGAGGGACATTAAGATTAGCTGATCTCGGTCAGGGTATTTATCGTTGCCAGTTTTGTAGTCAACTACCCAAGCTTTTAAACCATCGTCATCTATGATTACTAAGTCAGCGATTCCTCTAGCCCACACATCATCGTCACCGAAACCGCAAGGTGTTAAGTCTTCCCTTACACCCATCTCCAACTCAGGAAACTTTCTGCCCTTTATCTTCATCAGGCTTTCCATAATGGGTTCCATAAACGCATACTCAGGCGGTATAGGCTTGCCTTCTTTAACATAAAGCTCAGCCGCTTCATGTACTTGCTTACCATACTTGGTGTGAACTGTTTCTTGGAAAGGGTAGTTCTTTAAAACCTTAACCTCGTGGAACCGCCTAGCGCATCCCTCGTAGTCTTTAAGCCCTGAGTGGCTCCACTTGATTGGTTTAACTTCCATTACTTAGCATCTCCGTATCGTTTAGCATAGCTTGATTCTGCGTCAAGTGGGATGCCTTTCATATACTGCGGTTCCATGACCATCTGTGCGTGTACCCATTTCTCTGCTTCTTCTACTTCTTCATCAGGTACTAGCACTACAACTTCGTCATGCACAGTCAATACACAAGGGTATCTCTCTTGTATCCGTAACATCCCATCAGTCATCACGCAACGAGCAACGGCCTGAACAATGTTTTCTACCAGCTTACCGCCGTATAGTTTTTTATTGTCAGACCCGTAAGACCATTGTGTTCTGCCTTTCTCGTCTTCTGTACCCTTTAAATCAGGGTAACGCAAAGCCAAACCACTAGGCAATATTATACGCTCTTTTTCAAAAGTTAGACATTTATATTCGTAGGTTTTTCCCTTACTTAAACTATGCCCTATCAACGAACTACATAAGTCCCAAAAGGTTACTACTGGGTGCGACTTCTCACGATAGATTTCAATAATCTTTTTAGCGGCTAGGCTATGAACTAGAAGCTCTTTGTCTGTGCAAGTGTGTGGTATCTTGTGGAGTAATTCCATGTTGCGTTCCCAACCTAAGAAGTCAGCTACATCTTGCTCAGTTACACCAAGTTGTTTAGCAAATGCTTTGTCATACATTGTGGGCGGTGCGCCTAGGAATCCAGTAAGAAGTTGCGCAGAGAAGCTAGCCCAACCCATGCCATAGCCACAACCTAACAACGCTGATTTTGCTGACTGCCTGAGAGTCGGATGTGTTTCTTTAGAGAGGTCGGGTATGCCAAACATCTGCGCCCCAAACGCTGAGTAGGCATCTTGACCCGATGCGAATATATCAAGGAGTGACGTGTAATCAGCGAGATAGGCAAGGAC